TGATTCGCCGGGGGTGTGGTAAGTAGCACTTGCTGTTTTAATTGCAGGAAATTGTGCGCTTTTTCCACTTTCAATCGTTCGGACTGTGTGCAAAGGCATCATTACGTTATTTTCTTCAAATACCGAGAGAACTTCTCCGGCAAACTTTTTTAGAAATAATGCATTCTGATCGCCTGTTCCATTAGCCTGTCCCGAACGGGAAGTTACCATAGCCATGTTTGGCTCCTTTTGGAAAGGTGTTAAAGTTAAAGGTTAAAAACGATTGTCACAATCTCTACAACACTTCAGACCATCAGTTATCCACCGCAGTGGGCTGACTCCTACTCTGTAGTTTCGTCTTGCGACTCTATAGACCCTGCATACCAACCTTCTGGTAGCAGAACCTTGTTGGCTGATAACTCCCAAGAGTTACCATTCCAAAAATAGACGTGACCCCGCATAGCGGGACCAAGCCTTACTAGACCATCATCTTCAGGAACGAATACGACTCTTGTGCTTTCGCACCCTGAGACGCCAACGATTACGGACGTTAGCAGGAACAGGGGGAGCATCTTTTGCAGTAGTCGATTCATTAAGTCGTTCCCATGTGAAAGGTATTATTGCTTTGAATAAAGCGTATAGTGCGGCTGTTATTGCTTGAAACATCAGCCGTTATTCTTCAAGGTTAAGCGAGCGCCTGTGTAGCCTAGAGCAACCAGTGCTGACTCAACTAAACCTACGATTTGAGCAGAGGCGCCATCAATTTCAATGGCTCCTGAAGCAACTACAGCACCGAGGGCTATAGCAATCATGCTCATCCAAAATTCTGTTGTTTTATATCCGGGTTTGTTTTCCATGTTAGTCCTTTATCTAAAAGTTAGAGACAGCCAACCGACTTTCTATGTCCTTACGATAGGAGGGGTCGGATTGGTATTTAGGGTTCTTCATCGCTTCAGTCACTTCTGCCCAACTACGGAATGCTTGAGAGGCACCTGAAGTACCGGTCTCACCTTGAAGTAATGTGGGGCGTCCTGTGGCTTGTTGATAGCGAGCGTGAAGCCCTGCTATTGCCATCTGTATTTGTGCGGCATCGCCTGTCTCTACCATAGAGTCGTAGGCATCAATTTCTGATTCGGATAGGTTCTCAGACGCCCACTCTGTTAGAGCGCCATAGTTTTCAGCACCGCCAACGTCTTCTAGAAGTTGGGCTTCTTGTTGTGCAGCAAGTGCTAACTGCCCCTGAACATACTGCTCAACCAAAGGGCGAGGGATACCTTGAGCCTCCATATTGGCGTAAGATTCATCGCTGAGGTCGCCAGTTTCTTGAAGTTCCTTATTATAGATGACAGTATGTTCTTCTGTAATGAGGGGTTCTGTTTGCTGTGTCTCCGAGGTCTCTGCGGCAGTTTCTGGGTTAGATAATCCTCTTTCCAGTTCTGCGTAGGATTTGACCAACGCGTCCACATCCACGGAACCATCTTCCATGATAAATTTGTCCGGAACCTCCAGTTGTTCGGCAACTTGTTCGCCTTGCTCTTCCGCCGAGGCTTCCGACTCATTCACATACCCTTCGTAAATAGGTTGATTAGGTCCGTCTGGTCCGGTTTCGCCGATGTTACCGGCACTTACTTCTAAACTATCTGACATAAAATTGTCCCTTTATGCTTCTTGCTGTGCTTCTTGCTTCATGCCTTCAACAGTTTGTTTAGTCATGGAGTCCATAACCTGTGGACCAAACTGTTGAGCGGCTTGTAGAAGCATTTGCTGTTGTTGTTCTGCCTGTATTTCCTCTTCGGTGCGTATGAGACCTTCGGTTTCGATCCCAAGTGCTAAGGCACGGCGATCCATGTATTCTCTCATATCAACATATTGTCCGAGGATTTCAGGTCCGAGTAGTTGAGCCACGCCAACTAGGAACTCGTCCATCTTATTTAAGTCGTTCCCTCGACCAAGAGCGTCTACACCAGTTATGATGGTCGGACGCACGAGGTCAGAAGGTATCTCTGGTAAGCGCTTCTCACGGCGCATGTGGTCCATGATACGCTTCACCAAAGGTAGTTGTAATTCTTGGGACAGAACGCTGTAGATTCCGCCTAGTTGCCGCTCAATAGATTGAGTAACTAGCCTCACTTCTGCCGCCGTAACGCGGTCAGCATTCCGTATGGCGTTATCTGTTAATAGAAACGCATAAGACAAGCGATCAGAAACCGTCGATGCGGTTTGAAATGCGATGTTGAAATCGTTCGCCTTGTTAAGTTGTAATACCGAAACGTCTTGTGCCGATCCTTCAACAATACCACCATTGGGAGCCTCCGCTAATACTCTGCTTCGGGTAACACCGTTAGGTGCTACTAAAAATAATACTTTCGCAGCAGCCGCCGAGGCTTCCACGATGGACATCATCAGGCTCTCAAGTGATTTCAAGTCGCCAATATATTGTTCCACATATCCTCTACCGTAATCCTCACCATCAGTGCGGTTCATACGGAGGGCGAGATAGGGGCTCTTATCAATATCATATTTACCAGAGGAGCCGGGGACTACCTTGCCTGATATCTCTTGATAAACCTCTATCTTATCCCCAACCCGCTTAATACAGGTATACATATCAACCCCATCTTCTTTAGGGGAGTTGATATTAGAAGCCACCAACGCTTTAGCAGCATCAGGCAGCATATCTGGGGAGATACATTCTTTGATGATTATTTGTCGGGCTTCGCCCATAGGGTCCCGCTTAACAACATAGCGATTTAGATGGATAACCCTCATTCCACCCTCATCTACCATATGTAAAAGCACGTTCCCTGTTACAATAAGATGCCGCAGGGCTTCATATAATTGTACTCGGACGGCGGTTGTTTCGATCTCAGACATTACAGAACGCTCTATTTTACTAAGCGATGCTTCAATTTCTGTCTTGATAGACTCCCCACTCGCTTGTGCCGTCACTTCAGCCATAGCAGACTCTTCAACAACGAGACGAAAGAAGGGGCTGTTAGGGGGCAACAGGCTCAATAAAAGGGCAGCGGCTAGGTTATTAACCCCGCGAGCGCCGACGGATTGATAAGGGGTCGGCAAGGCGGAAGCGCCATTATGTCCTTCAGCCGGAAGTATTGAGGGAATTGTAAGGGCTGAAGCATCTCTACCACGTTTAATATATGGGAACCGTTGTCCCGATAGTTTAGTGTAGAGGGCTTCTGCTGAACCTGTTGTTTTATTCATAGATTAATATCCAGGATAAGAAGTACCACCGGATTGTCTAATCCGTAGGCTCGACTTGCCGCGCTTTCGTTTGTTTGTGGCGCTGCCGGTGCGATTGCGTATTTCTTCGTCCGTGTTGGTCCTGTCAGCCCTTTCCGCATAAGCGGGTGCTGTAGCAGCCGCAGGGGGCGGAGGAGGCGGGGGGATTGCGGCGGGCTGTGGTGGTGGTGGTGGAGCCTTCGGCTGCATCATTCCCCGCACCGCCACCATTGTTTTCTTCATGACTGCATTCGCACACATAATTATTTTTGTCCTAAAATGGTCTCGTTTTGGCGTTTATGTTGTTCAATGAGATAATCAACAACTGCCCGTTGTCCTGCCTTGAACCACACCATGCGGTCCTTATCATCAAGCCGGGGACAACTATCAGGAAACATTGCGTCTAAACTCTTTACTAATGCATTTGAGATGAGAGGTGTTTCGTTTGTATTCATAAGATTCAATACCTCGTTTTTAGCCCTTAGAACGCATATACGCAGAAAGTAAACAGATGTAATTAATGACGTCTACACAAGTATCTTGGAAATTCTCATCCTCAACTTCAAAGGTTCCTGTCTTGCAGAAACCGCTCAGTCTTTTCATCTTATCGGCTAGACGTACCAAGAAACCTTGTTCTGTGGAAACACCCATCCCCATCGACTCAACAAACATAAAGTTCTGGAAGGGGTTGCTCCCATCTTCTCCGCCCGAATAATCGTGATTCTTTCGCATCGAAAGTTCTAAAGCGTCTAAACACAACTGCTTATGAAACTGAAAGTATTCTTCTCGTGTCATTGAGGATTCCATAATTCTACTTCTCCTTTAATGGTGTCATATTCTCCTACCCTTAAAATACGAGCAACACGGGCTTGTATCAGGGCAACTTCTTCATTTAATCCGGCAGACTCATACGCCGTCACAACCTCATCCCACGTTCCCTCTTCCAGTATTCGTCCCGCCTTCACGGGTCCAACACCTGGACACCCCTTGTAGCCATCCACAGCGTCTCCTGTGAGGGCTTGTGTAAGGTGGTGGAGGTCGGCTTGATCTAAGGAAATATTGTGAAGTTCATCGGTGTGCGGGACATATAGCCATCCGGGTATAGTCTTAAGGTCCTTGTCGTCACTGACGATGCAGCAGCCCTCTTCTGATAAGAGCCCTAAAACATCATCGGCTTCAAGGGTGGGGTGACACACGCACTCATAGGTGTCCTCCACATATTCACGGAGAGGGACATAGCACACAGGCTTCCTGTTCCCACGCCGGTTTGCTTTATAGGAATCGAGGACGCCCCTACGCCAGTTATTGTTAGGGTCTGATAAAGCAATAACAACCGCATCGACCTCTAGACGTTTCTGGAACTTCTGGACCTCAAGGTCGAATAACTGTCTAGCCGCCTTAAAGTCAGCGTGTAATGTATACCAATCATCGCCCCAGTGGATAGGTTCTTCCACAGCCGCAGAGGATTGAAACAGGGTTATATCACCGTCAATAATTATTTTATGTATGGTCATCTTCACCCACGCCCTCATCTCTGGAAAGCACAAAGAGTTTTGCGGCTTCACATAGCCCCAAACAACCGTGGAAACTCCCCTTACCTACAAACAGTAATGAGTCTTCCTTCTCGGTTCTATTAGCAGAGCCCACAATAACTATACAATCCATTCTTTTTTGAAGTTCATCAATTAAATCAGTCGTTGGTATATACTCTAAATCACTTGACATTTTTTCCACCCATATTCTTTCGTGTCCCCGTGTTTGTTAATGCGTTCCAAATAAATGTAATAGGTCTCAGGCACTTCTTTATAGGGGATAATCCAGACTCTTCTATCCGGACAGACGATGGCGAGTAGATCATAATCTCCGTCTTTATACTGTCCTTTGCGGGGCTGCACCGGACCTCGTAAATATCGGCTGCCTCCTTGCTGACACCAGTGGGCTGTTTTAACTTGCACACGTTGACTCTCTGTCCCTCTAACTGCAATAAAATCACAAGGTCCCGCCCCGCTTGGTGTCCAGAAGATTTCAAAGCCTTGTTCGCTAAACCAAGCGGCAGACCTATATTCAGATACTGCTCCCTTGGTTGTCGTCGTTGTCTGCATATGAGTCCTTTCATTAGTGCGTCTCCGCCCAGTTGGCGCCAACCTTGTATTCCCCATCTAGAGGGCATCTAAATCCAAAAGACGTCCCTGCCTCTTGAATAGCCTTCACAACTATCTGACCAACTTTATCCCCGACGTCAGCGCCTGTTTCATATTGTATCTCGTCGTGAATGTGAGCCACCTGAATAGCGTCTAAATTTTCACGCGCTAAGGCTTTATGAGCATCTATAGTGGCTTGTTTCATAAGTATACTTCCGGCGCTCTGTAACAAAGCGTTAAGGGCTGAGTGGTTAGAACGGATAGGTAATCTCCTACCATCTAATCCTACCAAATAGTTTCTATGTGTAAGTGCCTTTTCTATTTTTTCTTTAAGAAGTTTTAAGGCGGGCATCTTCGTCATAAAGCGTGTCATCAAGCGTTGACCTTCACGAGCGCCACCTCCAACTATGCTTCCAATCTTGGGAGCCCCTGCGCCATAAAGCCAGGCGTAAATAAAAGTCTTGGCTTGATCTCTAGTTTTTAGACCTGAGGCTTTTTGGTTAGCCGTATGCACGTCCCCATTAAGGATGATGTCAATATATTTACCGTTATCAAAGGTGGCTAAGTAGTGAGCAAGGCAGCGTAATTCTAAGCCGCTTGCATCCACACCTACCAGTAAACGCCCCTCTGGAGCATGGAATAACTCACGACATTCTTTACCATACTTCGCATGGACAGCCGGAACCTGACCAACATTTGGGCGACGGTGACTACACCGCCCCGTGATAGTGCCGTTAGTATTTACTGAGCCGTGGATACGCCCATCTACCTCTAACTTAAGCCACGCCTCCTTGCCCTCAGCCAACTGGGCAATCCGTTTGGCTTTTGTTAGGTAGTCTACAAGGGTCTTAGCCTCATCGTAGGGAAGCGCTTTAAGGATGCTCTCATCGACCTGAGGCTGTCCACTGGGCGTAAACACCTGAGGCTCCCACCCATATTTATCAATTAAGCATTTAGCGATTTGGTGTCTGCTGTCTGGGTTAAACGGAACAGTCTTGGTTTTGTTAGGTCCCCGGCGAATGTCAGCGTCCTTGTGTCCCGCTTTCTTAGCCGCCGTCTTTGTGGGGTACTGAAGAGCCAACCGCCCCTCAACAGGGTTCGTAGCAACAACCTCCCAATACTGAGGCGTCTTCATCTCTTCGATAGAGGGCGGGAAGGTTTCTATAAGTTTCCTCTTAAGCACCTCTCGCTCTTGAGACCACTGACCATACAACTCAACGGCTTTCTTAACATCAAAAGCAAAACCATTCTTTTGTTGCTGATCTATAATCGCAGCAAACTCATGTTCTAAAATCTGGGAATCGGCAGAGCCCTCCTTGGCAGCGATAGCGTTCCACAGCGCTTCAGTAACTTTCGTATCTTGTATACAATACTCAAGCATCTCATCACTGTACTCCGCAAAACCGCCCTTATATTCATCCTTATATTCCCCTAAACGATAGCCCCACGATTTCAACGAGTGAGCGCCTACTAAGTTTTTTGGGAAACCGCTGTTCAGTCTCTTAAAATCTTCTTCTTTAATATCAGACCAAACGAGGCGGGAAAGTATCAAGGTATCTCTTACCAAACCCTCTGGCTTCCACTTAGGATATAACTTTTGTATGGCGGGAATATCAAAACCCTGAATGTTATGTCCCACAATTAAATCACTGATTCGGAGGCGTTCTAATCCCTCTTTGATATTGTCGCCATGATATGTAGCAACCTCATCTCCGTGTCTTATCACAATACAATGAATAGTGTTCAGTCCTTCCAAAGTCCTGAAGTCA